AAGGACGCTTTTGAGGTTGCAATCTCGGGCGTCACTTCTATGGCTGCTGCGTCCCCCTTGTCCACCAATGCTTCCACCGGTGCAGTAACGTTAACGCTTGGTACAGTACCTGTAACCAAGGGTGGTACAGGCGGAATCACCGCTAGCGAAGCCAGATCAAATCTTGGCTTAGGTAGTATAGCTACGCAGGACTCTAATGCTATATCCGTTACAGGTGGTTCTGCTAGTGGTCTGACTAGCGTAGGAACTAGTGCGCTTACGGCTACTGGTACCTCTACACTGAGCACTGTAGACATTAACGGTGGTGCAGTAGATGGTACTACAATCGGTTCGTCTTCTCCAAGTACAGGCGCGTTTACCACGCTTAGCGCTAGCTCAGGCTATACAGGAAACGTAACGGGCAATGTTACAGGCAACGTTACAGGCAACGTAACGGGTAACGTAACAGCAGCTACGGGTACCTCGTCGTTTACCGCGTTGACCACGTCTGGCAACGCATCTGTTAATAGCTTAACCATAGGTGGTACAGCCGTTACATCTACAGCTACAGAACTTAATATTCTTGACGGTGTAACAGCGTCTACAGCAGAACTTAATATTCTCGATGGTGTAACAGCGTCTACAGCAGAACTAAACATCCTAGACGGTGTAACCGCGTCTACGGCAGAGTTAAACATTCTAGACGGCGTAACCGCAACAACCGCAGAGTTAAACATCTTAGACGGTGTTACTGCAACAGCAACAGAAATAAATTACTTAGACGGTGTTACTGGTACAATTTGGAACAACGGTAACGACGCACTGAGCTACACTAGTTCAAACGAGTCTAGTGGATATGTAAAACTACCAAACGGTCTGTATATACAATGGGGTTATGATACTAGTTCTGCTGGAAGCCATTACGTTACTTTCCCTATAGCTTTTCCAAACTATTGTTTCACCGTTGTTGTAACAGTTGGGGAGCCATTTTACCAGAACATTTTCAACGCATCTAACTTTTCAGCAATCATTTATGATGAAACTAAGTTTGAACTATATTCTCAGGCTGAGATACCTAACAAACACTGGATAGCAATAGGAATTTAACTATGAAACAAGCTCACGTAGACGATAACGGTCAAATCTTAGGTTGGTATGACCCGGAAATACATAACAGTATACCGGAACCTAATATACAAGTAACTGAAGAAATATGGCAAAACGCAATTAACAATAGCCATAATACTATAATTGACGGTGTAACGAGTCTAGCTGATCATAGAACCATAGAACAAAAAGCAAAAGACTCTAGAACACAACGTAATATGTTATTAACAACTATTGTAGACCCTGTTGTTACAAATCCGCTCCGTTGGTCAGAGTTGTCTGCGGATAAGCAACAAGAGTGGGTAGACTATCGAGCAGCTCTGCTTAACGTACCGCAACAGGTAGGTTTTCCAAACTCGGTTACTTGGCCTACACAACCTTGACACAATTGCCACACCGTGGTAAAATAAACAAAACTAGAGCTAGAAGCTCTGGGAGAAAAGCATGACCGTAGAATCTGCTACGTATATTAGTCAGCTAAATACAGCACAACCAACAGCAAGTGACAATATCTCCGAAGGTGATGATCACCTACGGTTGATTAAGAGTGTCTTGCAGGCTCAGTTTCCTAATCTTGCAACTACTCCTGTAAGACCTACTGCTGCTCAGTTGAATAAGCTAGGTTTTCAAACAGGTATGGTAATCATGTGGGCTGCGTCTGCTACACCTACTACGCAGACAATCAGTGGTGTAAACGATTGGCTTCTTTGCGACGGGTCTGCGTACGACCCGGCTACGTATTCTGATCTGTACTCTGTCATAGGTACAACCTTTGGCTCAAGTGGTTCAAACTTCTTGGTGCCGGATTTCCGTACGTATTTCCCCGTAGGCGTAGGTACAGGTTTTACGCTTGGCTCGTCTGGTAACGCTTCGGCTGCGTCTGGTACAGATGTTATTAAATACATTCCTATGAATTTCTTGATAAAGACCTAACTATGATTACGTATCGTGGTGAAAAATTTGCTGGATACAACAAGCCCAAGCGTACCTCCGGTAAATCAAAAAAGTTTGCAGTACTGGCTAAGCAAGGACCACAAGTTCGTCTGATCAGATTTGGTGATCCTAACATGACCATCAAGAAAGATCAACCAGCTCGGAGGCGTAGCTTCAGAGCCAGACATAAATGCGACAGCAATCCCCCTAGTAAACTTACAGCCCGCTACTGGAGCTGTAAGAAATGGTAAAGGAGAAACATATGGGATACGGTAAAGGAAAAGGTAAGGGTAAAGGTAAGGGCGGCAAGTTAGGAAACCGCTGCTAACTATGAACATAAAAGAACTCGCTGCTCAGGCGTCTATTGTACTTAGTAACCCTGTCTTTGAAGAAACCTTTAAGACCTTGGAAGACAGTCTAACAGCCGAATGGAAAAGCAGCGACGATCCTAACCATAGAGAACTTTGTTGGCTACGTATCAAAGCGTTACATTCTATAACAGAACAACTAAACGCTTTTGTACACAACGATAAAATTGAAAACTACGAGAAATGAGGAATTAAAAATGAGCACGGCACAGACCAATCCGCAGAGCGCGGAAGTCAATAAGCCACAGCTTAGCATGTTCGATGTTATGTTTGGAAGTGACGAGAGCACTAATCCAGAACAAACTATCGAAGAACCCGTTGAACTAGAAGAGTACGAATTTGGGTCAAATCTTGAAGCTGAAGATGATGACACAGAAGAGTACGTCGAGGACGACGGTGACTACGAGGTAGACGAAGAGGAAGAACAACCGGAAACCATACGTTACTCCATCAAAGTTGATGGTGAGGAACAAGAGGTCACTCTGGACGAACTTCGGAACGGCTATCAGAGACAAGCGGATTATACCCGTAAGTCTCAGGCACTTGCAGAACAGCGCAAGGCTTATGAAGCTAACCTCCAGGCAATTCAGTCTGAACGTGAGCAATACAGTCAAGCTCTTCAACTGATGTCAGCTCGTCAACAAAACGAACTGTCTCAGTACGAGAACATCGATTGGAAAGCTCTCAAAGAAGACGATCCTATGGAATACATGGAGAAGCGTCTGGAATATCAGGATGCTCGTGATCAATTGACGCGAGTACAACAGGAACAGCGCCGCGTAGCTGAACAGCAACGTCAGCAAATCCTGGAGCAAACTCAGCAAGTCATGCAGAACGAGGCTAAGAAATTAGCCGAAGTTTTGCCTGCTTATGCTGATCCTAGCTCAAACCTGAAAAATCAACTGAGGGATTATGCCTTATCTTTAGGTTTCTCTCAGGACGATTTGAACAGTATCGTCGATCACCGGGTTGTTGTCGTATTGCATAAAGCAATGCTTCAAGACCGGGCTGCTCAAGGTACTGTTAGGAAAGCAAAAGCCTCAAAGCCTGTGCCCAAGGTTGTCAAGTCAGGAACTCCTGAGTCTAAAACCCAACGTAGCAAAAAAGCTACACAACAGCGTCGGGAGCGCTTGGCTAGAACCGGTAGTACGCGAGATGCCACTAGTGTTTTTCTGGACTTAATCTCTTAAACTAAGGAAACCAAACTAATGGCACAACCAACTGGAGTATATGTAACCTACTCCTCAGCGGGTCTCCGCGAGGATTTGGAAAATGTGATCTACGACATCTCGCCAACCGATACACCATTTATGTCTATGGGTGGTCGTTCGGACGCGATTGCTGTAAATCACGAATGGCAAACGGATGCACTTGCAGCCGCTAGCGGATCGAACTATCACGAGGAAGGTGCTACGCTCACCGCTGCTGAGCCAGCGGCGACAACCCGCCTCGGAAACATCTGTCAGATTGCTCTGAAGACAACGCTCGTCTCCGGTACTCTTGATGCAGTATCGAAGGCTGGTCGTCGCGAAGAGCTTGCCTATCAGATGACCAAGCGTTCCGCTGAGCTGAAGCGCGATATGGAAACATCTCTCGTAGGTGTCAACCAAGCCAAGACCGCTATGTCAGCAGACAGCACGGTTCGTAAACTTGGTTCGCTTCCAACTTGGGTAAACACCAACATCTCCAAAGCATCTGACGGTGCCAACGGTGCTGGTGGTGGTGCAGCAGCACGTACCGACGGTACAACCCGTGCGTTCAGCGAATCTTTGTTGAAAGCTGCTATTCTTTCAGCTTACAACGAAGGCGCTAACACAAAGTACCTGATGATGGCTCCTGCTCAAAAGCAGACCTTCTCTAGCTTTGTCGGTGTCGGTGCTACAGGCGGTGCTTCTAACCGTATTGACGCGGCTGATCAGCGGATCATCGGCGGCATGGATGTCTATGTCTCCGACTTCGGTGAGATGGCCGTTGTCCCTAACCGCTTCCAGCGTTCACGCGATGTCTGGTTGCTTGACCCAGAATACTACGGCATTGGTTACCTGCGTCCGTTCTTCCAGAAAGAGGTTGCTTCAACCTCCGACGGCGAACAGCGCGCAATCATCACCGAGTACACTCTCGTTGTTAAAAACGAGAAAGCTCTCGGCGCTGTATACGACCTGTCGTAAGTCTAAAACGGGGAGGGTCCTAGTGGCTCTCCCCAATTAGAGGTTAGCATGGATTCCCCTATTAAAACAAAAGCCAAGTACGATCACGAAACGGACAGCATG